AGACCAGCGAGCGCAATTGGCGAGTAAATTTACAACTCAAGCCCTACAATCCCACCCAAAGCACCAAGTTATTATCTATGGATGGGATAAGTTTGGTGGCCGTATATTGGGAGACATCTTGGTAAACGGACAGAGCATTCGTCAAGGACTTATCAGCAACGGTTTGGCTCGTGAGTACTATGGCGAAGCTAAACAAAGCTGGTGCCAGTAATAAATACATCATGCGTACAGAATCTTATCAATTATTTTCACAACTGCTTGAGGGCTATCTCAATGAAGCTAGCACCAGTCTCGACTTGATACTAGACAATCCTGGTGGCAAACAGGTGGTTAAATTTCTTCACACAGACATGGGTCTTGCACATGATCAGGATTATCGACAAGTAGAAAAGATATCGTGGAGTGAACTCAAAGACGCTAGAAAAGGTGCTTGGGTTATAATCAAAGGCACCACAGGCACAGGAGCCATCCGTGCCACAGCCAGCGGTAGTTATGAAGCCACAGCCAGCTCAGGTGGAGAAGTAGACAGTTTTGCAGACGGCCGCGGTGGCAACGTCATTGATTTTTTGAAATCAAAAATAGGCAAACTAAACAAGTTCTATGTAGGAAACAATACTTCTAATGTTCGTGATAAACAAAAGAAACGCAAAGACCAACAGGCCGGCAAAGATGCGTCAGTGGTCAGTGTAGACAGTCTAACTAAAAAATTCAAGCCACTATGGGTCAAAGCCATCACTGCCGCTATCGCAGACGTCAAAGGACATATCGCTAATCAGATCAAGAACGATGCCTTTGACAAAGCTGCCAAGAAACTAGAACATGTGAAACGACTGCAACAAGCCATTGAGTCGTTGGAAACAGATTCTGACACACCCGGCTCAGTTAAAAATGCTATCAATGTTGCTGTGTTGATGGCCGCCAGCCATCACTACCCCGAGCAGACTGGCGCTATAAGTCGCAGCGGCTATGGCGGCGGCGGCTATAATGCAGAACGATCCGAAGGCGGCAGTCAACTGATGAAAGACATCGCAGCTGGCGATCAAAAGAAATTAGGTACAGTGCTGACATTCTTTAAAAGGAGTTTGATTTCAGGATGAAACTCAATCAAATAGTTCTCGAAGCCAACGTAGCAGCCAAACTCAAAGACCCCAAGATGGTCAAGATGTTGAGCATAGCCATGCGACATGACGGCACACTGCCCAAGGATCGTGTGGCTAAGCTAGGACCTAAACCTTCAGATGACGAGATAGTTAAACTATGGAGTGATCTATTAGACAGCAGTCTCAGCAGCACAGACTATGGTAACCTTTCCACTGACGGCAAGTTTGATGAATGGTTGACTCGTATGTATATCAATGGTGTGGCTGACTTTGAAGACATCAACGGTGAAGGTGGTGATGCTCTAGGTGCTTGGAAGGCTCTGAGCATACGTGGCAAACTAGCAGAGAAACATCAAGACTTCAACAAGTTCAAGAATCTGCGTCAGATTCAACAGATTATTCAAGGCCGTGATTATCGTGATGAGCTAAGAAGAATCAAAGATGCAGAAGTTATTGAAAAGCACAAACGTGAAAAGAAAGAAACAACTCTAATTGATGACGAACGTTTTCTGATTACTCTACCTTATAACTACGGTGCCTGTTACAGCTTCAACAACGCACACGGCTACAATGCAAGTTTCTGTACAGGATCAAGTTCCGGACAGCGTTGGTTCGACCGTTACGCTCCAGAAGGGCCGATTATTTCAATTTTTGATAAACAGAATCAAGAAGATGAAAACGGCAAATGGCAGATGCATGCTCCAACCGGACAGATGAACAACGGCAATCAAAGTCTAAGTTACAGTGCAGGAGATAAAAAGTTTGCTGAATTGTATCCTGGACTGATGAAAGAGATCATTGCTGCTGTAAAATCCAATGCTGAAGAAATTAAAACCAATTCTGTAGACATTGTTCGTGGGGGTTATGATGTTAATGCAGCTATCGCTGAAATTAAATCCAAGTTGCCTGCGTCATATGCTTCAGAAAAAGAAAAGCCAGAAGCTGAACCGGAAGCAGAACAGGATCCAAATGATGGTCCTGGAACTTATGTTGTCACACAAACAGCGTCAGGCAAAACTGCTCGTATTCAAGGTGAAAGTCGTCAAGACATTGTTGCCAAACTAACAGCTAGATATCCAGATAGTACAGAAGCAGATTATACTATCGAAAAAGCACAAGAATAAGAACACCTACCTTAGGAACGCTTGCGTTACTTGGTGTGCCCGGCTGCTGGGCAGAACGTTATCGGAGTCGTGCCCGGGAATGGCGTTCTAAGTGAGCACTTTTATAAAGACTGTATGAAGATAGCACTATTCTTGCATCAGCCTAAGTGCTCAGTAGAATCTGGCAACGGCATTCTCCAAGCACTACAACCATACCATAGTTTCAAAATATTTACACGATGGCACCTTGACGCTGATTTCTTCGACGATGTGGACATGGTTGCGATCCCAGGCGGTATTGGAGATGCAAATAGTTTTGATCATTTGCTGGCACATAACGGCAAGCGCATTAGAGAGTTCGTTAGCCGCGGTGGCAAGTACTTAGGTATATGCATGGGAGCATATTGGGCAGCAAAAGACTACTTCAATATATTAGATGGAGTAGAAGCAGTACAATATATCACTCGCCCCAATACAGATACACGTAGACCGCATGCTAAAGCCCTGTCTGTTACGTGGCAAGGACAACAAGAAAAGATGTACTTCTACGACGGTTGCGCATTAGTGGGAGATAATACAAAATTTAAAACTGTAGCAACTTATTCTAACAACGATCCTATGGCTATTATACAAAACAATATAGGATTAATAGGATGCCATCCAGAAAGCCAACCTAGTTGGTATAATGAATATCACAGCTGGATGAAACCGCACTATCACGGTGGGAAACATCATGAATTATTACTAGATTTTGTTAACGATCTAAGTAATAAATAAACTCATGAATATAATAATTGCAATCTTAATAATGACGCATATCACAATATTATGTGTTACGTTGTACCTACACAGAAGCCAAGCACACAGAGGATTAGAATTTCACCCAATCTTAAGCCATTTTATGCGTTTTTGGTTATGGATGACCACAGGAATGACTACCAAGCAGTGGGTGGCCATACATCGCAAGCATCATCAAAACACAGATGTTGAAGGCGACCCACACAGCCCGCACATATTTGGTATTTGGCCAATGGTATTCGGTGGAGTTAAGTTTTATAATCGTGCTGGCAAAGATGCTGACATGATCATGAAATACGGAATGAGCACACCCAAAGACTGGATTGAACGTAAACTTTATACACCCCATAGCCGCCTGGGCATTCTCTTAATGCTGGTTATAGACCTCGTGTTATTTGGGCCCTGGGGATTCCTAGTGTGGGGTGTACAAATGATATGGATACCATTCTGGGCAGCAGGCTTTATCAACGGTGTCGGACATTGGTGGGGATATCGCAATGGCGAAACCAAAGACCATAGTCGCAACGTAGTTCCGTGGGGTATCTTAATTGGTGGGGAAGAACTGCACAACAATCATCACTTGGATCCGGCCAATCCTAAACTAAGCCGTAAGTGGTTTGAGTTTGATATTGGCTGGATGTGGTTTAAACTATTTGAATCAGTAAAATTAGCGAAACTTAGAACATAAAGAAAAAGCCACCCTAGGGTGGCTTTTTAACAAGTAAAATTAATTACTTCTTAACGCCGCTATTAACAAATGCGTACATCTTTTCAGCAGTTTCTAGAACTTTTTCAAGTCCTGGATGCTCTGGCATACCAACTGTAGTAACGATCTGACCAGTCTTTTCATCGCGAGTAGCGGTCATTTCCCAGCCAGAGAACTTAACGTGAAAGTCATCACTGATAAGGTCTTTAGCCATTGCTAGAATATCTGTGCGGATTTCGTAGCCGTTCTTATTGAATTTTACTTCTGGTAGCTTTGGTGTTTCAAAATTTGACATAATAATCTCCTGTGTGTTAATGTCTGTTTGCATAGATACTTATTTTTCTCTATGTACTATTATATATGCTCTGTGATTGAAAAGCAACTTATTTTTTGAACTTGTTTACTCGTTCTTTAATAAGGCTTACCACTTCGTCACTGAGCACCACTTCATAGTGGTTGTACTCAACTTCCACTAATTCCATATCAGCATGATGTTTTTGACTGCTGATAGTTACTACTCCATCGTTGGCTTCGTGCATAAAAGGGCTTTGTCCTTTTACAGTCACAATGTTAGTCCAAGGATGCTGAATCTTAATCTTACTAGCCTGCTTCATTACCCAACTGCTAGGGCCTATATCACGCATCAGTCTGCTGAATGGCAAAAAGTATTGAGCATAATCCGCTACTTCAGCGCCACCATAGGGTGTGCTTAATGTTACAGCACCGTTAACAGCGGCAGGCATCGAGTTGGCTAAATGTAAACTGTAGATGCCACCCAAACTATGTGCAACAAACACTATATTCTTATAGTTCTGCAATGTGGACTGCATGTCTTTTAGGTTATTTTCAAACCCATTGCGACTGTCGTAGTTGATGTCTAGCCCTGTGCCCAGTTTACTCTTAATATAGTTGAAGCTCTCGCTTGTGGCATTTGCTCCGTGAATGTACACCAAGTTCATGCCAATATTTATCAGGTGTTGTACAGCGTCAAGCCATAGTGATGGCAATGAAAGCCAACATAAACATCAATACTGCTCCCATAATGGGTAGCACGATGTGTATGTGTTTGACCACTGATTCTACTGGATCATGCTCGTCCATTGTACACAGCTTTGGATTCTTCTATGCGACCTTGACGAGCAAGGCTAGCCGCATAACGTGCTTGGCCAAATGCTTCTAACCATGACCAGATGGTGTTGATGATTGTTTTCATAGATAATTCCCTTTTTGAGAGTAGTTGAACTCGCGAACATAGTTTTCGAGTTGAGCGGCATCGGTAATGCCTTTGTCTGCTAGATAAGCATCTAGACTTGATTGATAGCTGCTGCCTGGAAACATTTCACTCAAACGCTCTAGCATAGCCTGCATCTTTTCTGATAGATATTTCATTTTATTTCCTGTGTGTTAAACTGCAGAGACTCATGGTTTCTACTGAGTATTTAGTCACAAGAGATTACATTTTCATTAATATGAGTGTAAAATGTTAATTTTAATCTAAATCATTGATTGGGTAAATATACAGTGAGACTTTTTTATGAAAATTAAAACCAGATCAATATTACAAGAATTAAACGAGGTTGCGGAAAGGCGGAATACAGATGCCTTAATTGAAAGCCGCGCCACTAACATTATTAATTCTGCAATTAACCTGCTAGAAAGCATTCATAAACACTATGATGCAGAACAAGCAGACGAGTTAGAGCGCCGCCTAATAAACTCTATTAAAGGTGCTGATCCAGCAAAATTTGTACGTGGTATTCGTAAAATAGTAGAGACTCAAAAACAGAATAAAAAATTGGTAGAGAGCAATGAATAACGTATTACTAGAAGGCGGCAATGTGTTTAAAGGTGCTGACAAGCAGCCCCTGACACAGCGTATTGCCACTGCAGATGTAGAAAGCACAGTGGACTACATCGAAAAGATCACAGGGCTAGACTTTACCAAAGAAAAACATCTTGATGACAAGAAACCAGTTAAGTGGCTAGGAACTACCGGTCGTAAAGAAGATGCGGACGGCACGTTTGAAAAAAACAGTTCGGGTGATCTAGACTTGTCAGTAGATGCCAATGAGGTAGACAAGAAAGAATTTGCAGATAAATTGATTGCACAATTTGGCAAAGAGAACGTTAAACTCAGTGGCGACAACGTGCATTGGAAAACTCCAATCAACGGTGATCCTGCTAACGGATTTGTGCAAGCTGACTTCATGTTCTCAGCTAATCCCAAGTTTCAACAGGGAAGTATGATTGGCGGCTCGGGTGTTTATCGTGGCGAGCATCGTCATATTGTGTTAAGCTCAATTGCTCGTGCTAGAGGAATCAAGTACAGCCCTAAACACGGATTATTAAGTGCAACCACTGACGAGTTACTGCCAAATGGCAATGACTGGAATCAGATTGCCAAACAGTTACTAGGACAAACAGCCACAGTTAAAGATATCAAAAGTGTCGATAGCATACTAGACTATATTAAAAAACTACCCAACTACGAAGAATTAATTGCAGGTGCAAGAGAAACGCTAGGCAAGCAAGGTATCGAATTACCAGAGAATGTCATATCGTTTGAAAGTGCAATGACAGGAACCCCTGCTTGGTTCCGCAACATGATGAGTAAAATAAAATGAGAGCATACGAAATTTTAACAGAAGGTGTGGCAGGTCCCAAAAAGTGTTGGCCTGGTCATAGAAAAGTAGGCACACAGCCAGGTACTGGTAAAAATGCCGGCAAGCGTGTGAACGACTGTGAAAAAATCAAAGAAGACGATGTAGAGGAAGGCTGGAAAGACAAGTTAGCAGGAGCAGCATTGGCTGGCACTATGGCGCTAGGCGCCGCCGGTGCAAATGCTAGAGTCATGCCCGGCGATGATCCCAATATCAATCGTTTAACAGGCAAGCCTATTGCAACACAACAAGCAACTGATAACGCACCTGCAAAAGCAGAAGCACCAAAAGGCTTTAGCAAAGAATATTTACAAAAGGCTGCAGATCCAAATCGTTTTGGTAGATATATGATTAGTGTTGAGAAAGCACAAGAA